GTGGTGGAGAAACAAACGCAACTGCATCACGGCGTGTAGCTGCAATATTAATTGCATTTGTTTGTACTGCCAAGCTTGTGTATGGTCCAGTCATCAACAATGAAATTGATGCCTGTGCAGGATCAGCTAATAAGTTTTGTGCATTAATGATGTCTGAATCAGTAATTGTTGCATCTGTACCTGCTGCTAATGGAAGTGTATAAGCACCAGACAATGTAGCAAAAGATGTATTTGCTGTTGCCTTACCCCATGTAGCATTTGTAGAACCATAATTTACTGGATCAACTGCGTAAACGTATTTTGAGTTATTGAAAATAGCGTTTTTGTAGTAATTTGATTGACCATTTACATCAACACTGTCAGAAGCTTTAGACAAGAAAGCAAAAGTTTCTAGGACTGTACCTTTTGTACCAGAGAACAAACCGCCTGTATCAACAACTGCGATGTGAATTTGGTCGTTAGCTGCACCTAATTGTGTACCAGTGTAACTTGTACTTGGTTGGCTATTGAAGTAACCAGACAATGAAGTATTTGCGTAATTTGTATTAGCAGAGTTATAAAGTGGAACACTCCAATTTGCATATTGGTTTGCTGTTGCACCAGCGTCAATGACAGAAACTGTCAATGAATTACCTAGAGCACCAGGATAACGTGCAACGAAAGCACCTAATGCGTTTGAAGCACCAGATGGTAAGTAGTTGTATTGGAATACGTTCGAGTTAGTAATCTGAACTTGTGCATTAGCGTTAGCAGAAGAATTGTAACTTGCTGTATTTGCTGCACGAACAACTTGCAAATTGTTACCGTAAGCCAAGAAAGAAGCTGCGGTAAAGAATGAAGCATAAGTGTTGCTATCAGGTTTTCCAAAAGTGTTAAGTAAAATTGTTTCTGAGGAAACTGGAATAACTGTTGCGGCTGGACCCCATGCAAAAGGACCTGCATATGCGCCTGCTGTAGTCAGAACGGAAGGCACAACGGTAGTTAAGTTAACTTCGTTTACACTTACGCCTGGAGATAATAGATTTGCCATTTTTTTCTTCTCCTTGAATTATTATGAGTTTTGGCAGTTGAATACCATAATGATTATTTATGAACTATGATTTTTACAAATTTCTCATCATGTCTCGCATAAAAGAACCATATGTATCACCGCCAGGTGTTGCATCCCACAAATCGCCATCCATCAATTCAAGATTTGTGGTCATTCCATTCTCAATGATTGGTGCAGGTAGAGATTCTTCATCAACTTGATTCATTTCTTCTAACTGCAGCTGTTTACGAATATCATGGTTAACAATTTCTTTGAAGTATTTTTGTGTAGTTACCCACGAAAATATAACCAAAGTCATCACCATATCATCATTTGAACCATCTTCCGCCATAAAACTGTTCTTTTTGGCTACAAAAGTTGTCAATTCTGATATGGTATCAAAGTCATTGATAAGTAATTTGTCACCTTCAATCAACGTTTTAAGGTTGGAACAACCAATACGTTTAACTTGTGGTGACATTTTTAGACCCATTTGTACACCACGAGCAAAACCACCTGACAATTGTTGAGGTTGTTTATTGCCTGTAAATACTTTCCATAAATTCTCATACTCCAACTCATAGTGTAGAGTGTCTGCAACTTGTGGAGTATTATTGATTTCAACTAAAACGTATGCATTATTGTACATTCTAGCTGTATTATAAATTATGGTTGGAAACAATACAGGACTAATTGATGAACTATGGTATGTGGCAACCTGTTTGTATGGCATCTGTGATATATCAAACACAGAAAATGCTGAACAGTCTAAGTTTTTACCTTCTGAAACGTCAACTGTGATAGCATACAGATGGTCTGCCATGTTTTCACCATCATTTTCTTTCACTGGTTGTTGATAAATTCTAACCTTATCGTGTTCAAAAACGGGGTCATTGTAGACCATTTGTTGTAATTTTTGACCTGAAATCAACGTATTTGTAGAACCTAAGAATTCACATTCAAACTCTTGTCTAAATTGTTCTTCAGATGTATTACGAATTGTTTCTTCTTTCCATTCTTCATCTCGACCTGGCACCATAGACCAATGAATCTCAAATGGTTTATAACCATTCTTATTACCAATGGCATCCATCCACAATTTGTAGAACATATTCATGCCATTGGGAGTAGAAACAATAATAATCTTTGTAGATTTACCAGATGAGATAACAGGATAAACAGAATTAAAAAACTCCTCGGCAATGTTTGCAGGCACGAACGCAAACTCATCTAAGAAGACACAGTTAAATGATCCTCCACGAACTGCGGATGATGAGGTTGATGCGGCCATAATCTTAGAACCATTCTCCAGTTCTACATTACCTTTGTTCCAGGTAATGATACCTTGTTGTAACCACATTGGAAGATTCTCATATGCCAGTTGGTATTTGGCCAAAATATCACGTGCAAGCGAACCTTTGTTAGCCAAAACAGCAACGTTCTGTGAGTCTGAGAATAGAGTTAACCAAAGTAAATATGCCACAGATGTGGTAGTTTTACCAACCTGACGTGGACATTTTGTGATAACGAAACGATTTTGGTGAAATAACCTAATCATTTCTTTTTGAAAATCCCACATTTCAAACGACATCAAACCACGGTCAACGTTAACAATTTTGATGTAATGTTCTGCAAAGTAAACCGGATCTTTTGCACATTTCAAAAACTCCTCAACTTGTTCCTGTGAGTATTTGATTTGTACGCCTGCTTTTTTAAGCAGTGGGTTGTCACGGTAACTATCTTTTGAATCTATCATTCTTTGTTACTTTTGATGAACTTACTTAATTCAGAAGTTGATCCAACAAAAATGGCTTTATCAATAGTTGTAGAACCTGATGGTGCAGTCTTTTTGTCCATGTCTCGCATCTGTTTTTGTACTGCAAGAAGTTCTTTATTGGCATCCACCACATTCTTTAGTAGAGTACCATAAACCTCAAACGCACGTGGGTGTTGACCTGCTTTTGCAATTTCTAATATTTCACCCATGGCAGATTTGCCTTGGTCTATCAAATCTTGTAAGTTAGATTTTGTTTGTTCGTATGCATCAGCTAAGTCTTCCTCAAGTTCAGCTTCATCAACTTTTACCGCAGGTAAAGTTTCTTTCTTAACCACAGGCGGAGTTACCGCCTTTGTGGTTACATCAAAGATTTGTTCCATGTTTTTATCAAAGTTATTCATAACAATTTAACATTTTAATTTAGACCAAAACCGTGTACATACCAAGTATTTGCTGCTGCGGCCATCAAAGTAACAACACCATAAGAAGTTACATTATGGCTACCTGATGTAGAGTTGCCAGCTGCAAACAAAGAGACACCTGTGTTTGGAACAATAGTGATATTACCTGTTGTTGTGTGTGAAACAACTGTAATGATACTACCATTAGAGAATGCTACATTAGCTGTAGTAGGAATATACAAACTTACATTTGATGTGTTTGTGTAATAAATGTATTTTCCTGCATCTGAAGTTTGTAAAACATAATTATTACTTTGAGCATTTTGTGGTTTTATTGCACCAGCACTATTTGCTTGTGAATATGCTGCATTTGCGGTACTTAAAGCTAAAGCAATATTTGCATTTGCAGTTGCATCAATACCTAAAAGACTTGCAACGTTAGCCGCCAATGATATTGCATTAGCAGCATACCAACCGCCTGCGGTTACTCCATCATGTACAGTTATTTGATTTAATGTGGTATCAACAATCAATTCACCTGCGGCACCAGTAATACTAGCAAGATTGCTTGTTGGATATCTTCTAAATTGTAGCGTCTTTGACATTTTTTAACCTTTTATGTATTTGGATATTCCGTTATAACAGTATTAATAGTGAATGGTCCAGAGTTGGCCGTTTCTGTTGACATATCTTCTACACCAACATCAGTTCTCAAATCATCTGAACCAGTTTCTGATGACAAATCTTCAAACACATCACCATAAACTGGAGAAACAACAATCTTGGCAAGTTCAATTGGTACAACTTTGTAGTTCAAAAACTTTCTAGTTGCTTCAGAAGTTTGTCCAACAATGTTTTGGTTTGACACAAAATTACCTGTTAAGTTAGTTAAAACTAAATTGTAATTCTGATATGAAACTACTTGACCGGTTGCAGTTGCAAAAGACGCTGAAGGTCCTTGATATGCAATTTCACCAATTTTGTAACTTCCAGTACCAACTTCAGCCATCTCAAACAAAACATTATTTGCTGTTACTTTATTATTGTATATATTTGTAATAGATGTTTCAATTAGTCCAACATTGTCATTGATAGCACCAAAGATGAAACCTTTTACAGTAAAGTTTAGAGTCCAAATAACCATTCTAGTATCTGAATCTCTGTCACCTTCATAAGTTACTTCATAACTAGTGTTATTTAAGATAATAGGAACTTCTTTCACAATCCCCATTTCAGGAATCATATTCACTTTGATTGTATAATCTGGTGCAAAGTATGGAAGAATGTGTTCGATAATTTGATTACCATCTTCAATGTTACGCACATAAAGATACAAACTAAAATCAAAGTTATAAGGAACTGGAGTGTATTGGGAAATATACTGAGATCCTGTATATGCAAAATTTTGCATATTTGTTATTTGCTTACGTGTTGCATCATATGAAATACCATTCATCTCATAAGACATACGTGGTAATGCCATTTGAATCTTTTTATCAAGATTTGGATCACCTTGTAGACGCATTACATATAATTCTTTAGTTGCATAATCCAATGGAACAATAAATCTTTCTTGTTCAGATTCATCTGGATTGTAACGCACCAATGTGATATTATCAAACAAATTGCCAAAAGCAACCGTCAACTTACGAATCATTCTATTATAAGTGGTATTAGACATTATAGACCACCTATAGGATTAGTTTCAGTTGTATCGATAATAGCAGAAGCGGCCGCAGCAGTTAAACTATTGTCATACGGTTCTTTAATTGCAGGTGTTTCTAGTGGGTCATATGTTGATACAATATAACTTGCACCACTTGATTTACCAATAGCCGTACCTCCGTCAGTGAATGTTCCGTATATGTTAGACAATGATAAAGTATTTGTAGATGGAATCCATGATTGCACAGTACCATAAGCATACGCATTTGCATATGTATTGTCTGGTGATTCAAATGCAATTTCTTGTATATGATACGTACCTGAACCAGTTCCTGTAGTTAAATGTAATGTGTAACCAGAATCTGTAACAACAGAATCAATGTCTGAAATACCAGTATTGATAACCTCTTGTGAATACTTGAATTTCTCCAACTCTAACTCATAAAAGTATGGCAGTTTTCTACCCAATTGGAAGAAATCTTTTGTTTGGTTTGTGAATTTGATTTCATATAACTCACCAGTACCATTAAGAATAGGAATATAAATCAAGTCACCTTCACGTGGTCTTTGAAATGTATTCTGTGGTACTCTTTGGCTAAATGTTCTTTTAGATACAATGACTGAAACTTGGTTACGAATTTCTAAACCAAATTTAGTAAACATTTCTCTATCACCATTGTATTCTGTGGCATTAGAAAGATACATTTCTAGTGGGAACGCTGTCTTGAAAAACTTGACCGGATCTTCACCATAAAGAAGGTCACGAGCTGCATCATTATTATTTGGCAAATAATATGCGGAAAATCCCATAATCTTTATGGATTCTACAATCAAATCTTCAATGATTTTCTGGTCTGGTCTAGAACCATAGAGATTAAAATAATTACTTGTTGCCATTTAGTTCAAGAACCACTCTAGTGGGCCAGAATAATTTGTAATCATTTCTTGTTCTAGCATTCTTATTTCTTCTACTGCCGCATCATATGTTTCTTTGCCATTTAATGTTACGCCACCTGGTAGTTGTAAACCACCAAATTTGGCCATATTTTCTCCCCAATTTTTCTTTATCAAAGCTGTGGCGTATTGCTTCAACCAACGGTCATTCCAAACATTTGGATATGTGTCTGGATCAATTGCACCATAACACTCTGCAA